AATGTCCTTAGAGCTTCATCAAATTCAACCGCATCGGCCCATTCTTCAGGCATTGCTTTTAATGCCCGCCATTCGTCAGCGTTCTTGAATGGGCAACCAATACAGGCTGACCGTGGGGGTAGGGCATATCCTTTGTCAGCGCACCAGTCAAGACAATCTTGGCGGCTGATACGCCCATCAACCAGTGGGTAGTCGTGTTGTATCCAGGAGAACTGTGGGTCTTTGACTCGTTGTACTTCATCCCATGAGATACCGATAACGGTGGTGATGAGGTGTTCTTTGCTGCGTTGGCCTGATTTAAGACCGGCTAGTTCACGTTGTTTCTTCATCAGTGGACCGAGTTTGTATTCAGCGGTGCATTGTCTGCGTACCATACCTTTTTTGCCATCTTCACCAATCATGTGCAGTGGCATGGATGCGTAACGTTTGCCATCGGTAAGGAAATCTTGACGGATGTTTCCTTTGCTGACCATATGGAAAGGCATGTTCGCTTTTTCCATTAGAACTTTAAGGTTTTCGAGATGTTCGTAAACCTTTTGTGGTTCCCATCCTGTGTCAGCAAATATCACATGGTCGGCACGTGGTATCTCATCATGGAGCATCATTAGTAGGAGGGTTGTGGATTGCACTCCAGCCCCAAGGGATAAAACACGTAGCGGTTCAGTCATTATCTTTTCTTTCATAGACGTATTCCAATATGCGGCTAACAAGTACAGCCCAAATAGGAATAGCTAACAGGGTTAATAGTATCCTCATTAGCAGTATCTTTTCCATCTTTGTACTTTAGGGTGGGTTGAGCGACAAATGAATTGTTGTAAGTTCATGCAGTTTTGGGACTTGATTACAGCCCATCCGTATGGACCTACGGGCCATACGTACTCGCCGGTGTCTCTAGTGAATCCGAGCCATGCGATGCGGTCTACAATCCGTGCTTGTTCTAGCGGGGTGTAGCGGTCTGCATTGGAGCTGTTGCTGTACCGCTGCCAGGTTCCCATTGCTATTCCGTAGCCGGATGTGTAGTTACGGGTGCTGGTATGCCAACGTGAGGCTGTCTCGCATTGGGCAAGCCGCTTGTAAAACCTCCAGGACATGACAAGTTCATCTCCGTAGCTTTTGGCGTGGGTTGTTGTTGGTATTGCTAGTGATGTGACTATGGCAATAGTGAATATAATTTTTCGCATGGTGCCTCCTTGTTGGTTGGCTGCGTTCCCGTTTCTCTACGCAAACGAAGTCTATCAGTCAGTCGTAAAGTTCTGACGTTTGTAAATCTTGTACGTGATGGGGAAACAAGAGGAATCCTCTTGCGGGGTTGTCTGATTGTGGGGCGAAGTCTCTTTTTTCGAGACGGTCATAGTTGTGGCGAAGATAGTTCTTCAAGCGTTGAACAGATACGAGTACGTATGAGTCTGGAGCGAACCGATATGCCCACCATTCGGCGGCGGTAACGTTGATTCCAGAGTCCTTCCATTCGCCTTGTGCGGGCTTCTGCTGTGTCTCGACAGCCATTCTGCCGTTACGGTACCTGTCTGCTTTAACTTCCACTGTGCCTGCGTTTAACGCATGAAAGAAATCAATAAGATTCTGCTCTCCTTCATGGCCATACGCAAGGTCAGTTTTGAAATCAAACTTAGGATTGTACCCAGTTATCTCCATACCGCCCGTCATCTAGCCAGCTCCCTTGATAGGCGTTCAACTTCGGTAGAAAGTTCAAGCACTTTGGCTTTAAGTTCATCGCGTTCGACCTGCACCCTGGCGAAGTCATCCTCTGCAAACTGGACTTCTTTCTCTTGGAGCCATGCGTACACATCATCTTGGTGTATGTACTCGCTCATGCTGCGTACTCCTCATCAAAACATCCACGGTAAAAGTCAGACCCAAACACTTCAGTTGGGTGGTAGCCAAGTTTGGTACACCAAAAATCGGCAGTGTAAACGTTCACTCCGTTGTCTCGCCAGCGGTCAATCTGTCGATAGTCAAAGTCTCGAAGTCTTCCGGCCCGTTCAATAATTGCAATCAACGGCGCACCATCAAGAAGAACTTTAGGTGGTTTCAGTTTCGTGTATTGCTTTTTCTTGGCTGCATTAGCGGCCTTACAGATATCGCATCTGCATCCCATACGGCGATACATTGCTCTGCCATGTTCAGCTGGTGGTGGTTTCTTCATTTTTCCCTCTTGTTGTTTGTAGATACATGTCAATGGCGGTTCGTTCCCGTTCAGAAACAGGGCCAAGCCTGTCAAAATCGCTGGCGTTATAAATGCGATTCATCAAAAGAACGAATAGTTCTTTGCTGACACTCATTAGTTCGGATTGTGATGGTCCGAGACATTCAAAGCAGAAGCAAGAATCGGGGTGTTGCACGTCGCTCATTTCTTTTTCCTTCCTCTTTCGATTTGGATAACAATTCCTCCGAAGACCCCGCAACTCATACCGAATAAAGTGTAGGCAAGGTCGCGCCATTCTTGACCGAGATGGATAACTACTTCAGCCAACATGTCAGTACCCCGCTTGCTTCAATAGACGAACAGCATCAGCGAATCGCATCACTGCGTATTGTTCTTCGCCGGTGCCATGACCTTGGCGTTTCACAACCAGTACACCGTAGTCGGCGTTGGCGTTGACCCGTTCTGTTTCTGTTTCCTGTAGCCATGCCGACAGCTCATGTCGTTTAGCTGCTTTACATTCAAACACTAACGGCCCGCATCCTGTCACGTCGCCTTTGTCTAGGTTGCCGTGCAATGCGCGACGCTCCGCATAGGGGAACCCTACGTTGCGTAGATACCTGACGATGAGTGTCTCGAAGGATGTTCCTTTTTGTTTACCAGGTGACATTTTCGTGTGCCTTTCTGATGAGGTCGCGTAGCAAACTTGACCGTGATTGGTTGCATAGTTTTGCGAGTGCGTCTAGTTCTGCTGTTTGTTTTGCTGACAGTCGAACCCCAATGAAGATTGTTCCGGCTTCGTTGTTGGTTGTGTCAATGGTTCGTTTCGCTGACATCATTCCTCCGTTTCGGCTGGTGCTGGCTTTGCGGTTGCTTCTTTGAAAGCTTTACGCAATGCGGCAAGGTCTGATTGTTTACCTGCTCCGAACTTCACGTTGGCTTTTTTGTAGATACCAATGGGTGATAGTTCTGCTTTGCCACAGGCCGCATTGAATGATTCAATTTGTTCCTGTGTCAGTGGCGCATCAGTGTCTACTGGTTCTGCTGCGGGTTGGCTACTGATGTTGCGCTGTTGCGCTTGACCTGTAGCACGGGTGGTTGTAACGCTCGATGGTTTGCCACCAAGGTCTTCCCATTCTTGCTTAGTCCATAGCGACAGGCAAATACCGAAGCGCATTGCTGCGTTACGTAGGAAGTCACCGACAAGTTCTTTGTCAAGTTCTTGTTTGTCTGCACGTACTGAACCGACACCAAGGCGGGCTTGTCCGAGGATTGTCAGCTCGCCCCACATGGTTGCGATGCCGTTCTCTACGTGAATTGCTGGTCGGCCATTGTCCCATGCGATAGGTACCCAACGCCATGTCGGGTCAATCTCCAAGAGGATGCGGGTGATGTCTGCGTGACCTACGAAGTCAAGTTGGGTTCCACCTTTAGGTAGTTTGCCTACAATCTTCGGGTCTGGTACTGCATACTTCGTGAGTATGTCTGCCAGTGGGTTTACTGGTGGGTTGGTTGATGTTGTCATTTTTATTCTCCTTTAAGGCGCAGTGTTCTACTGCTTGTTGTTTTTGTGTACTGCTTTGATAGGTCAGGGTTTTCAATTTGGAAACGTTTGGCATCAAACCATTCCCGCTTCTGTCCCTTCCATGTTGCAACGACAGTGCCGTTGATGGTTGCTGTTTCTGCCGGACCGATAAGGTCGCACAGTTCTGCTTTCAGTCTGTCCTCTAATTCTTTGTATGAAGACAGTTCTGATTTGACGTGCTTCAACTGGGCGATTAAATCGGCAGCTTCTTTTGGTATCTCAACAGGTTCTGCAAGTGATTGCATGTAGCGGGTTGAGATTGTTTCGTAGGTGTAGACAACACCTGGGGGGTCCATGCCTAGCTCGATGGAGTTCAACCATTGCGAGGAGGCGTTGATGTGGTCTTCCATTTCGGCGGCTGTAATGTCTTGCTCAACCAATGTAAGGCGAAGCGTGTTGTCAAAGATGGCCCATGTAACACGGTTTGCATCAGAACAGATGGCTTGTTGGATGCCTTGAATTTTCCAGTAGTCAGGAAGTGTGCCGGAGTATTCACGGCTCGTTGTTTTCACTTCAAGGATGTGTTTGGTTTCTTCGTTCCATCCGTCAAGGGTGGAGATGAGATGGCATCCATTGTCGTCGTCGTAGCAGAACAGTTCGTCAGGTGTCGAGAATTTAATTCCGAGCCTGTCGCCTGCCCATTGGATGATGGTGTCTTCTAAACGGTTGCCTGTTTCCATGGCTGCGTTTGGTTGGATTGGTGTTGGTGCTACACCGGATAACAGTTCAGCTGCGTATTGGTCTTGTTTGACGAATGGGTGCAGGCCGTAAATGGCTGCTGCTGCTGATGCTGATATTCGGCGGTTGCCTTTTTCATCCTGGTATCTCTGGTTGAGCCAAGCTTGTGAACCGTGTGGTTCTTTTGATATGCGGTAACGGTGGTTTCCCATGTCGTTGCCCCTTCCTCTGTGTTGTACTGTTACACAGAGTACAGGTGGGGTGCGTCAATGTCAAGCGGAAAGAAGAATTATTTTTCTGACCATGCCGACAGGGATATAGAACAGGTTTATTCCGTCGCCATCATGGAAGCTTTGGAGTAGTGTCACGTGGTTTTGTTTGGCACCTGGGTCTTCAGTGGGTACTAGGAAACCTATTGACTGCACTAGCACTTCGCCGTCATCTTCAACGTCTTCGAGCGTTAACCAACCTGGGTCACCCCCGCAAGCATCAGCCCAATAGATGAGGGCCATTGGGTATGCAGGTGGGTCGTATTCAGTCGTCTGTGGATTCATCTAGGGGTTCTCCTTCAACGCGACATTCGACGCAGTAGCGACCTGTTTGTGAGAGCCATGCTTCACCGCATTGGGGGCAGACATACAGGTTTCGTGGACTGGTCATAGCCTGATGTTACTAGGCAGCTGACACCTGGCGGGGCTGGTCAAGCAGGGCATCTATACGTGCCACAAGGCTGAGAAGTTGGTCTTCTTCAGGGCCTCTTACTACTACTTTTGAAAGGAAATTACGGATAAGAAGAAGGTCTGTGAGTGTCATAGGACTTGTCACATTATCAGCGTGGAATTGTTAAATGTTCCTCTACAACAGTTAAACGTGTTTCTATTCTGTTGACTGAATCTCGAAGGGATGACCCGCCATTTGGAAGCATTTGTTGCTCCACAAACGTCATGGTTTTTTCAAGTCGTCTCGCCCATTTGAAGACAGGAAGGACAAGGGTTCGAAAGATTATGCCGAGCGCACCGACTAATCCGCCTGTCGTAATAATCCATTGCGCGAATGTCATTCGGATTCTTCGTTACTAATTTTGACGGCCTCAAACCATACAGCAAGTAAGAAACATATGCAGCCAAGACCAGTGATACCGAACAAAGCAAAAAGAAAAATCGCCGCATACGTCATACTGGTTTAGGTAGGGAACGCCATGCATTTTCCATGGACTCTGCTGTCTTGTGGGTGTAGTCAATTTCTAGATGGAGCCATTTTCCACCGGCTGAACCACCGTTATCGAATTCGGTCCACTGTTTCCAGCCTCTACCGATACGCCATCCTTTACCCCATTTACCGTCATCATATACATGAAGCTCTTGGATACCGAGGCAAGCTACAACGTCTGGATTGGTGAACCATTCGATGGCTTGTTTCTTTTTGGCTTTGTCTTCAATGAGGACATCAGCGGCCCGGCCCGTCGAATGAACGCTCATTTGGCCTGGCTTGCCTCCACGGATTTCACGAACCACAAATGTCCCAAGATTTTTTGCGCCCCATCTTTTGACGCAAAGTTCTACCAGTTTTTCAGTAGCAGGGTTTTTCTCTGTTGCTGTCTTGTCATAACCAATGTATTTTTTTGCCATAATTTTTTTTCGTTTCACTAAGTTTTTCCGTCGTTGTGGTGTTATGATTCTGTTGCCTCTAGCAAGGTCGTTTCCCCTTTCTCCCTTGCTAGGGGCTTTTACATATCTAATCGTCTACGCCAACTCCAAGAGCGATAGCGATGACGTTGATAGTAAATGTGACTGCGCTGATGATTAGGGCTTTGTTGAGTGCAGCTCCTGAGAGGGTGATGAGTACAAGGCCAGTACCTGATGCCCATAGAACTAATGATGCGATTGCGCCGAAGTATTTACTCATGAGTTGCACATTATCAGTTCCGGCGTTTAATGGCGGGGGCTACTGACATGACTGTTGTGATGGCGATGAGGGCGCGTCGGGTTTTGACGGGAACTGTGGAACCGATTGGTACGTAGGTGTCGGTGGCTCCGCTGAAGATGTCGATTTCTTCTTCGAAGGCTTCTCGAACTTCTGTTGGTGCGTCTTGTACTGCTGCGACGAGTTGTTCTAACTGGGTGTCAGAAAGGTTGTCTAGTTCCAGGGCATCGAAGACTTGGGTTGCTTCTTCGGCGGTGACTGTGGCTAGGACTTCGGCGTTGAGGGCGATTGCTGTGGCTTGTTCTGCGGTGATGGTCGGCAGGATGACAGGCAGGGTTGTCGTGGTTGTTGGTGGCATGGTGGTTGTGGTTGTGGTCGTGCTTGTTGTGGTTGTCGTTGTACTATTGACCACAGGAATCGTCGTTGTAGAGGTTGTAGATGTCGAACTTGTTGTGGTTGGTGGGATTGTCGTCGTTGGTGGTGGCTCTGTTGTCGTTGTCGTTGTCGAAGAAGTGGTGGTAGTTGATGTCGTTGTTGTTGTCGATGTCGTGGTGGTGGTTGGCGGGACTGTGGTTGTTGTGGTTGGCGGCAGCGTGGAAGTGGTGGTTGTAGATGTTGACGTGGTTGTTGGTGGCAGTGTGCTTGTCGTGGTGCTGGTTGTTGTGGTGGTGGTAGACGTAGAAGTTGTGGATGTTGAGGTGGTGTTGGCTGGTTGCCCGTTAAAACTCAGCTCGTACTGTTCGTTCCAGTTATTGCCCCCACGCCAAACATCGGGTTGCCAACAGCATGTTCCGGCCCGTAAACGGTACCGACCTGGCTGTACTTCTATGGAGATGTATGACTGCAAGCCAATAGCGTCGTCAACACTGATGATTAAAGTTCCTTGCTCGTTGTAAAGCCATAGTTGCGGGTCAGAGTTGAACCCGTCAATGTAATAAGTCTGTGCTACGAACTGTGTCGGCACGTCATATTCAAACCAGTAGTCCGTTGGGCTGGTGATGATTGGGTTCTCTGCTCTAGCACTAGAGGCTAGGAAAAGAATGGAAAGTACAACCCCTACGAGGGCGTAGCTGCTACGCCTTTTTGCCGAAGGCTGCTGCAACTTCTGCTCGGTCAAGTACACCGTCTTCAGACCATGAACGAAGGAGTGCTTCAGTGACTTTTCCTGCGGCTACTACACCTGCGATGGCTGCTGATTTCCAGAGTTCAACTCCAAAAATTGCGCCTCCGGCTACGGCTGCGAGTGCGGATGACCCGAATACACCAAAGATTCGGAGGACAATGGTTTGGAATTTAATCATGGTTGCATCTTAGCCTAATCGTGTTTGATGATGTAGTTGACTACTAGGTACGGCTGGTAGTAGTCAGTCCCGCCACCTGTCGGCTGGTTAGTGGCGGTGGTAGCAATGTTGGTGGCAGTAGTGGCTTGGTTCGTAGCGGTGGTTGCCTGGTTGGTGGCGGTGGCGTTATCGGTGTCATTGGGGTTGGAACTGTATCCGCTTAGTACGCTAGAAGCAGCACCGTTACTTCCAGCAGCAAAGTAGGCGTTGTTAAAGTCTTGGTTGTTGTGCAACCCAGAAGCATCAGTCCGTGTTGCATTGTAGCCATGTGTATGGGGATGTCCGTGAGCGTGAGCATCCTGTGTATGGTTATGGGCATCCTGCGTATGGTTATGGGCGTTCTGTGTATGGTTGTGGGCATCCTGCGTGTGATTGTGGGAAGGCATATTGCTTGTAGTGATAGTTAATGAACCACCAGTACCACGCAAAGTTAATGTGGCGTTGTCACCGATAGGAAAACGACCACGCATGTCGGGGGTATTAGCACCAACAATGCCAGCCAATGTTGTATAGCCAGTTGTGCTGGTACCGTCACAAAGTAACCAACCTGTAGGGGC